CGGCTGCCGTAGCCTGGGTCGTTGCTACCTCTGCCGCCGCCTGGGCTTCATTTGCCTTACTTGCTGCCTGGGCTGCATACTGTCCCGCCGTCGTCTTCTCCTGCGTTGCTGCTTCTGCTGCTGCCTGGGCTGTTTGCGCCTGGGCTGCCGCTTCTTTCGCCTGGGCGGACGCTAAAGGAACTTGATTAGCCGCGCTTTCTGCTGCCGCCTGGCTTTCCGCTGCCTTTGCTGTCGCTTCCTGGGCTGCTGCTTCCGCTGCTTCCTGGGCTGCCTTCGCTTCCGCTGCCGTAGCCTGGGATTCCTTCGCGGCTGCCTGGGCTACTTCCTTTGCTGCTAATGCCTGGCTATTCGCTCCTTCTATGGAAGCCGTCGCCCGCTGTATATTGCTGCTTGTCTTATCAAAGTAGTTTTCTAAGAAGTTCCCTAATTCCACTTCTTCATTTTCTTTCGTTATGCAGTTCCACTTGACACGAATACAACGGGCTATAACCTCTATTTTTATTCCCTTGTGCTTACAGGTTATGGTATCGCCTACTTCTACGGTTTCCAACTGCTTATAGTCCTTATATTCTACAGTATTCGCAAGTTCCACCATGTTAACGGTATAATTTACCGTAGGGTCGTCTATCCCTTTTGCGTATTCATCTTCACAAGCTTTTACCAGCGCCGCCCTTAACGCTGTCAAATTCGCGTAACCTGTTTCGCCTTCGCTGCAATCCTCTTGTAACTTAATGTTCTCAAACTCAATTACAGCGGCTTTGATTTCCGCATAGTTTCCTATTTTCGGGCTGTCTACCCAGGGCGTGCTACCTTCCAGCGTATAACCGTTATACGCCACCGGGATAATTCGCGTTACTACGTCTTCGTCGCTAACGCTTTCTTCGATTGCTTCCAGGTTATGCCCGAACTCCGCGCGGACACCCTTGTTACTTCCAATCTGCCGCATAATATATACGTCGTAGTTATCGTACAGCCTTTCCCCGCCCCAGCGGTTAATAAAGCTGTTTTCGTCGTCCCCGGCGATAGCTTCTACAATATTCTTTCGTACATAATAAGCCGTATTCTCTGTCGTTATATCACTGTGCGGCGTAAACTTTGTCCCGCTAAACATGATGTCAAGCGTCTGTTGTCCGTTTTTATTCGTCGGGCGCACATCAATTAAGTAATTTCCTAAGTTGTCGTAAAATATATGCCTTGCGTATATCGTTACTTCGTCGTCGCTCTTTTCTCTTTTGTATATTCTGAATAACTGTTTATCAGAATAAGGCGTAGGCGCTGCTATTACATTGTCATTAACCAGGTATTCCCAGCGCCCCAGGTCGTCGTATGCGTGGGTTAGTTCTATTTGACTGATTCCGTCTAACCCCCATTCAAAGTCACAGCTTAAGGGCGTAAGCGTTATATCTCCGTTCTTTTTGTAATTTGTATTCGTGCTTACATATACTTCTATCATAATTCCCGCCAGTTAGGGACTAACACCACTTTGAAGCCCTCTGTATATTTAAAGCTGTTATCCCCTTCTTCCAAGTAAAGCCCTTCGTACTCCCCGGTAAGTGAAGCATTGCTTATTTCATTCGCCGCGTTATAACATATCCCTAACTTCGTGTCTATGTTTAACTGCCCGTCTACTTCTGCCGTTACCTGGTTTCCGTTTACTTCTAGGGTTATTGTCCCGCTGCCGTATATCTTATATACTGGCTGTGCCTTCATGTAGGGATTGTATAGATAATCGCCTATTTCCTTTTCGTCCTGTCCGTCTATCCGATACATATAAGCGTCACAAGTAAAAGAGATTTCAAAGCTTCCTACACGTCTTGCCTTCCTCTCTGTATCGCTCATTACCGCCTGTTTTACCTTATAGTAGTACTCCGGGTCGTCACTTAGTATCAGCCTTTCATCTTTCCCGCTATGTAGCCACTTTTTAACCTTCCTTAAGTCCTGCGCCCATACGTCCGGGTTCTTCGATACAAAATTAAAGCTAATCTTTATTTCTATATCTTTGTAAGTTCCTTTGTCCCTATGTAATTCCCCGTCGCGCCCCTCTACCTTAATTGTATCGTGTTCGCGTTCGGGAATAGGGATTGTAGGGCGGCTTACAACGCTTAACCCTACGTCCTTACAAGATTCTCCATTATAGAAAATGTGAAATGTAGCCCGCATTATGCCGCCCCCTTCGTCTTATCCTTGTCGTTTTGGTCTTTTGTGATTCCCTTTACAACTTCCTTCTTAACTTCCTTTGCAATTACTTTCTTGTCTAAGGTCGTTGTATTCGTTGTATATACAATCACTGTAATATCTTTATCCTTCGTTACTTTCTTTGTGTCTACGTTCGCGTCTATCGCTGTTACCTTCGCCGTCTTCTTAACTGCTGCTACCGGGTTAACTTCCGTTGATACTTTAGCAGTCATTCCCTGTAATTCTTCGCTTAAATCCTTCTGTAGCGTCGGCATTTCTGCCGTAATACCTACGCCTATACCTTGTGGTATCATCTTACCGACTAAATCCCTAAACAGCCTTGAAGGCGACTTAATACCTAAAGCGTCCTTCGCTCCCTGTAGTAAGCTGCTTGCCAAGCTGCTAACTTTGTTTTTCAGCCAGTCCCAGCCGCTACTTATACCGTTCCAAATTCCCGAAACGATATTACTACCGATTTCCGCCATTTTGCTAGGCAGACTGCTTACACCTTTCACGACTGCATTAAACAATCCCTTCGCTGCTGCCGCACCTTTCGCGGCTAACTGCGTTCCCCAGCTTACAACCTGTTGAATAGCCCCGGATATAGCGCCCCATACCTTACTAGGCATTTGCGATAATGTGCTAAAAACCTGGCTTATAAGGCTTGTCGCTGCCGATACCGCCCGGCTTCGCATTTGTTCGCCCCAGGTCGCTACTTTTGTGACTGCGCCTACTATCGCGTTCCAAATTTTGCCCGGTAACTGCTGCATGAAGCTAATTACATTCGTTATAAGCTGCGTTACCTTCGTTACTGCCTGGGTCTTCATGTTTTCGCCCCAGGTCGCTACTTTCTGTACCGCGCTTACTATCGCGTTCCAAATTTTGCCCGGTAACTGCTGCATAAACGTGATGATAGTACTAACAAATTCCGGGATTTTCGTAGTAGCCCAGGTATATAAATCTATTCCAAATTTCAGAATATGCCCCAGGCAAAAGCCGATAACGTAAGCTATTTTGTTCGGCAGTTCCGAAAAGAACGTAACGACGTTCGTTACAAGCTGGGTTATCCCCTGTTCCGCCGCCGTTCTAAGCCCTAACGCCCATTCCCGGATAGCGTCAACCGTACTTATAATCGCGTTCCAAATTTTGCTAGGAAGCTGCTGCAAAAATGTTACTACGCCGTCGAAGGCGGCTTTTATCTGTGCTACGATATTCGCTAAAAATTCTATGACTTGTGCGAAGGCGTTCGGTAAAGTCTGCGTAAAAAATGTAACGATTGCATTTACTACGGTTTCTATCGCGCTTTTGATTTTCTCCCATACATTTGCGATAGCCGCCCTTGCGTCCTCATTTGTGGCTATAAATCCGACGATAGCAGCGACAAGCATAGCAACAAGCGTTACAACTAAAATAATCGGATTTGCTGCCATTGTGGCGTTCATTAACGCCTGGACTACCTGGGCTGCTGCCGTCGCAATCTTAAAACCTTGCATAGCCGTAGTTACTGCATTTATCAACGTTGCCACCTTAAACGCCACAAAGCCCGCGCCGATTCCGGCTAATATGCTTACTATGGTTTCCCCGTTGTCTGCAATCCACCCCAGCCCTTCAAGAAGCGTAGGCAACACAGCCGCGACTATTTCGCTTGCCTTTTCTACCAAATTTCCGAAGCCTGTAGCGATTTTTTCCAGCGCGCCGCTTAAGCTTCCGTCCGTTAAATCGTTCTGTAATTCTCCGATAACATCCGTAATATTTTCTACTGCGTTCGTAAGCGGGGTTTTGAACTTCTCATAAGCCGCGATACCTAAGCCTTCTAACCCGCTTTTCAGTATCGTTATTTTACCCTGTAAATTGTTATTCATTGTAGCCGCCATATCTGCCGCCGCGCCGTCACAGTCTGAAATATAGCCGCTTAATTCGTCGAATCGCTCCCCGCTATTTGCCAGTAAAGCATTTACGCTCTTAAGGTCTGTTTTGTTGAATATTTCGTTAAGTACTTCTGTTTGTTCTCCCTGGGTCATTGTTCCCAGGATTTCGTTAAGGTCGTTAAAGGTATCATTTAACGGGCGCATGTTTCCCTCTGCGTCGAATACCTCTAACCCTAATTCTTGCATTTTTGCTTTTGCTTTATCTGTAGGGGCTGTAAGGCTTAATATCACGTTTCGTAACGCCGTTCCACCTTCCGCGCCCTTTACTCCGTTATCCGCAAAAATACCTAATACGGTATTCATTTCAGTAACGCCGCCCGCCAGGTTCTTAGCCGTTCCGCCTACCGTTAAAATAGCTTCCCCAAGCTGCTGTACGCTTGTATTACTCTTTTGTGAAGTCTTCGCCATTTTATCAACGAAGCTTTCTGTAGTTCCGGCTGTATCGCCTAAAGCGCTCATGCTGTCCGTTACCATATCGGAAGCCGTCGCTAAATCCATTCCCCCGGCCGCTGCCAGGTTAAGAACTGTAGGAAGTGTTTCTATAGCCTTGTCCGCGTCATACCCGGCAAGCGCCATATAGTTAAGCGCTTCCGCTGCCTGTGTAGCTGAAAACTGCGTAGTTGCGCCCGCGTCTTTTGCTGCCTTCTGTAATTTTTCAAATTCATCACTTCCGGCTGCTATTTCTTCTGTTGTGATTCCCATAGTAGCGGCTACCTGGCTCATACCGCTTTCAAAGTTTGAACCTACGCCGATTGCTGCCGTTGCTAGTGATTTTAAGCCATTCGCCAGGGCTTTAACGCCGTTGATGATAGCCGTTGATATTAAATTAGCTTTTATAATATCGCCCAGGCTTACCGTTTTCTTCCCGGTTTCGTCCATATTGCTTCCGGCTGCTGTTATTTCCTGTCCGAAAACCGTCCACTTTTTGCCCGCGCTGTTTAATTCTTCTTCGGTTTGTTTTAATTCTGTTTGTTGGTCTGCTAAGGCTGCTGCCGATTCATTTACCTTAATCGTATTTTTCGCTATCGCGTCTTCCTGCTTCTTAACTGCATTTTCAGCCTTTGCATGTGCTTCTTTTGTTTCGTCTAGCTGTGCTTTTAATTTTTTGCTTTCTTCGCTGTCTTTACCTGTCGTCTTAACGCTTTCGTCGTATGCTTTGGTAAGTTCCGCTACCTTCTCTTTTAGACTCTGTTCTGTCGCCTGTAATTCAGTAAGCTTCTGCTTCTGTGCTGTCAAGTTCGTCTGCTGAAGCTTAATAGCGTCCGTCTGTAGCTTAATCTTTGTCGTTAGCTCCGTCTGCTTCGCCTTAAGTAAATCGGTCTGACTGCCTAACGCCTTCGCCTGTGCCGCTTCTACTTTGTATTCGCTGGTTACAAGCTTCATCTGCGTAAGCATTGACTTCATTTGACTGGTAAACTCGCTTGTATTAGCCCCAACCCGTAGACTAGCACCAGCCATTTATTAACTTACTCCTTCGCTTGTGTTTCTCTGTCATACTCGACTTGAAATACAACGTAGCTTAAAAGGTCGCTTAAATCTGATTCTAAGCAGTCTTTATAACTGTTTCGCATATTCTTAATACATATCTGTAAAATGTTATCCAGGGCGTTTCTATACGATTCCCATACTTCTTCCTGGGTGTGTTCCTCAATATAGCCGTTCTCCCTGTCGTATTCGTCAAAAGCGCTACCCTGGTCTTCCACCTGGGGACTTCCGCTTAACATTTCACTTATCTCCCGTATTTTTTCATTTACGGAAGCGTCCACTATTTCAGTGATTGCCTGGAATGTATTAACAATTTCTGCTACGTCCAGTTGTTCTATTTCTTCTTCCTCTATCCTGTCATTAAAAACTACCCGTATCACAGCAGAATAAAGGTATAATAAGTCGTTTTCGTCTTCTGTCCTGCTTATCAACTCCATAAGCTGTATATATCTTCTGTAAGCGTATGTAGTGATACTGTAAAAACGCTTAAGCCGTCCGCCGCACTTGATACATGTATCAATTAAGCGTGTGAACTCAAATTTTTTTTTGCGTCTTCTGCCTGTTCTCCCAGGCGCTTAATGATGTTCGCATTGATAAGCGCAAAGTTAAAGATAATCTGCGAAACGTCCGCTAATTCTTCATTCACTTCATCAAAAGTAAACTGATTATCGTAGATTTCTACAATAGCGCTTACCATACGGTCTAATTCTTCGTCTGTATACGTTTGTTTCTCCGGCTTTACCAGGTCGTTATACACTTCCCTAAATGCCCGGTATTTCTTCCTTCCGATTTTGCCGCTTTCGTACTCTTTCCCGGCTATAGTAATTACATTCGTTTTTAAAGTCTTCGCTACTGCTTCTGCCTGTAAATTTGTCTTATTCATAATTTCCGCATTGATAAGGGAAAAATTAAGAATAATGCTGCTGATTTCGTCTAACCCGTCGTTTGCTTCATCAAAAGTAAACTGATTTCCGAATACCAATACAATAGCTTCTACCATTCTGTCTAAATCTTCGTCGCTAAATGTCTGTGCTTCCTTTTCTTTTCCTAAAAGACTTTCATACACAACGGCGAACTTTTTATATTTTTCTCTTGTGATTTTCCCGCTTTCGTACTCTTTTCCATTTAAGCTGATTTTCATATTATCGTCCTTTCTTACAGGGTGTCATATTCTGACACCCTGGTTATTATATTACTGTCCTGTTGTTTCTCCTTCTGCTGCCGGGACGGGTGTATACTCCTGTACTTTGCTGAACCATTCCGCGATAGCTTCCGCCGCCGTCGTATGCTCTGCAAGTAAGTTGCTTTCGTCCACGATAAGCGCGTAAAGCTTCTTTCTCTCCCCGTCTATTACGTCTTCCTTCTTTCTTGCGTAGAAGGTAAACGTAATTTTAATTGTCTGCGCTGTCTTTTTGTCCTTAACGGTTTCGTATGTAACGTCCGGGTGTTCTGCTTTCCCGCAATAATACCAGCAAAATTCATACTTGCCGTTGCCCTGTTTTGCGCGGAAGCCTAACGCTACTTCCTTCGCCTTGTCGCCTTCTGCTTTTACCAAGAAGCCGTACTTATAAAGCGTATCAAACAGCAGCGCGTAATCTCCCGGTGCTAACCTGTTAACTTCAATTTCGATTTCTGTTTTTTCATACGTTTCTACGGTATCTTCTACTTCGTCGTCGCTGTAGGTATATTCGATAGTAAACGTATCTTTTACCGTTGCCGCAATCGCTTTAGCAAGTCTTACCGGGACTTCCGCCGCGTATACGTCTTCGTCATTGGTCGTAACTTCCGCTACGCAAATATCCTTTAAGCCTACTAAACGGCTTCTTGTAATGGTTTCTTTATTTTCCTTTACTGCTGCCATTCTCTAATTATCTCCTTCCACATTCATAGCAAAGTAAAAACGTGCTGCCTTATGATAAATCCCGGTTTCCGCTTCGTATTGGTCGTTACCCGCAAAATAGGTAAAACCAGCCTTTTTAAGCAGCTTCTTAACCTTCTTTTTCAGCTTAAAGCAGTCTTCTTTACTCCATATATCAACCTGTATATAGTATTCTTCGCTTTCGTTCGTATCTTCGCTAAAATCTATATCTTCATCACTCATAAAATAAAAAGTTATGTGTGTTTCGTTTATGTCCTGGTTATACCAGCCTTCTTCCGTATGTACTCCTGTTATCCCGATTACGTCCGCAATGAACGCCGTTAAGTCCAGGTCTTCGTTATTAGGGTAGCCAGCTACAACCTTTTCAAGCTGTTCTAACTCTGTTTCGTTCAAAATCGCCATACCTAACCCCCTAACTTTTCCTTTAATGTCTTTTCGTATTCTTCTTCTGCGATTTCTTTCAGTGCTTTATACGTCGGTCGTGCCGCTTCCAGCATAAAACGCTTAGGTTTGTGCATGGTCGTACCCCATTCATGGAACTTCATATAGAAGAAGGGGGAAACGTCGCCCCTGTCCCAGCCTATCAATTCGCCATAGTTCCCGCTTTGCGTCGAAGCCTTTTTAGGTACGTTATCCGCCGCGTGCTGTCCTGTCCTGCTGCCTTTTCTGCCGGATTTCATAGGGTTACTACTGTACGCTTTCTTCCGTATCTGCCCTTCTGCTTCCTGTAAACCGATTTCCCCGGCTCTTTTCACAATTTTTTTATTAAGTGCCTTTAGTTCTGAATCTGTAGAAAGCTTTTCTATTTCTTTCTGTATCTCATTCAGCCCCAAAAACTCCATTGTGATATTAAAACTCATATTACTTCCTGTGCCTTTATCACTACTTTTCTTCGGTTATATTTGCCGTAGTCTACCGCAATAACATTAAAAACCCGTTCGCCCCACATAACCCGGTATTCCTTCGTATTAAGGGCTTCCAGCTTGCCGCAAAAACGTGTTTCAAAATTCACTACGTTTTCTAATTTTGCTTCCAGGGCGCTATATAATTCTTTTCCGTATAGGCTTTTCACTTCACACCAGCACTTAAAATAATCTTCCCAGGTTTCTAACGGCCTGCCTTTTTCTACGGTCTTCTTCCGCCTTTGAATCATTAAATACATAATCAATCACGCCCCCACATTCGCCAACTTGTCTAATATGGTCTTTGTGATGTTGTCTGTCTTCGTGCTACTGCTAATCGTAGTCGCCCGTACTTCGTACATGTCGCTTACAATCTTCTTTTGAAGAAGGGCGGCGATTCTCCGCCCTTTTTCGTATTCTTCGTTACTTTCATAATTTGCCGGGTCTTTATAAGCCGTCCCTACACAACTGTCCATATAGGCTTCTGCCGTCAAAATCAGCGCTTCTATTTCTTTGTCGTCTTCGTCGTAATTTACCCGTAAATAGCTTTTCGCTTCTTTAAGCGTTAGTATATCCGCCATTCTTCCACCCCTTCCGGGAACGCATTAGGCAGCCGGGGTAAATTCTACCTTAAAGTCTGCCCTTGCGTCTAATTTCTCACAGTCAAAGCGTTCCTGTACCTTAAGCGCCAGTTCGTCGGATTCAAAGAATACGGATTTATCCGTAGAAACGGTATAACCCTTTCTTTCAAAGAACTTAACCAGGGCGTACAGGTTGACTACATAGAAGACTACCGCGCCTTCTGTGGCGGCCGTTACCGCTTCGTCGCTCAATGTAATAAGCTGCTTATTCTGGAAGTAGTCTTTACCGTTTACGGTCTTGACTAATTCCAGGTTACGCCCGTTCTTATCTTCCTGAGACTGCAAGTACACATAGCCGGAAAGATTTGTAATTACAATCGTGCGCGCTCGAAGCGTCGGCAGCACGCCGTCAATAACTTTTTTCACACCGCGCCAGTCGGTAACGCCTGTAGACTTGTCCGTAGCGTTCGCTTCCACAATGGTTAAGATTTCGTCGTTTTCGCTGTTTACACCAGCTTCGGCAAAATCCGGCTTAATAACGTCCTGGACGATATTAACGGCTTCGTCTTCCTGCAAATCGTTCGCAATCGGAACTAATGCGCCGTAGTTTTCGATATTGTAGGTAATATCTTCTGTATTGGCTGCTTCCCCGGTTAATTTTGTACCGGATTTGTACTTAGTAAGCTTCTTGCCGCCGATACGCGCAAACGGCATTTTACCATGATTAGAAGTAGCCCTTACAATGTGGCAATGCTCTTTAAGGCTGGGGAAGCCCTCGCGCAAAATCTGAATATCATTAACGAACTGCTCCGGCAGAATAGCGGCGTTGTTGTCAATGTTTACTGCTGCCCTTTCTTCTTCGGTAAGTGAGCCAGCGCCCTTAAGCGCATACTTTACAGCCGCCCTTAACTCGTTTGTAGCTGCTACAGTGCGTTTTTCTCCCTTTCTCTGCTGCTGCCCTCTTAATTCCGCCGCTTCGTCCGCGTCTTCGGCTTCTCTTACCGCTAAAAGCTTCTGTAATTTTTTCTTTTCCTCTAATGCGGCTTCTGCCTTGTCTGCGTCGCGGCTTTCCAGGTATCCGTTAATTTCCTCTGTCTTCGTTGCAATCAATTCTCTGATTTCCTGTACTGTCATTTCCTTAAAACTCCTTTTCGTTTTCTTCCCTAAGCTGCATAAGCCGGGCTTCTGTTCTCAATTTTTCTAATCTGTTTTCTTCTTTCGCTTCTTCTTTTACCCTCTCAAAGCTTCTACAGCTAATTTCTGAACTGTCATAAGCCGGGAAGGTACAGGGGCTAACTTCCAGTAATTCCGCTTTTACTACGCTTCTTTTGTAAATCTGTTCGCCTTCGTGTTCTACTTTACTCCACCTGTCTTCCTGGCAGATAAAACCGAAGCTGCTACCGTCTACGTCACCACGCTTTACGCTTTCTTTTACATCATTTCCCCATGTGTTATTAGGTAAATCAATGTCATATGCTAACCCTGTGGTATCTTCTGCATTAAAGCGTAAAGTATCGGTCTTTGTACTGCCTAACGGTCTGCTTGTGTCGTGATTCCATAAGGCTTTAATTTCCTTGCCCGCTTCTTTGCAGCTTCTTAAACTTTCATCAAAGCAGCCCGCGGCAATTTCTTCTAAATATTTATCGCCCCAGCGGTCTACAATCAGTACGGGCGTATTATATTTAACCGCATATCCGCCGATTGTCCGGCTTTCTTCGCCTTCTGCTGCCGCCCTTACTTCTAAGGCGATTCCCTGGTAATTCGCACAATAATTACGAATTTCCGGGCTGTGTTCTTCCGTCCTTTTACTCTCCGACATTGTTCGCGCTCCCTTCCGTTCCTTTTCCTATGTCTTTCAGCTTCAAAACTCCGGCGTTTACTATCAGTTCGTCCCCGTCCGGCAATTTCTGCCGCTGTAATTCTAATCTTGCTTCATTCGGCGTATAGATTCCGTTAGAAACATATCCGCAAAGTATTTTTTGCTGTGTTTCTGCCGAAGTCCTTAAAATTACATTGGTATTAAACCTTGCTTTATAGCCTTTGTCCCTTTTTTCTTTGGTTAATGCGCTCCATGTAACTTCCTGTTCTATGGATTCATATAATATTAACAGCGTATCAATCAAAAAGCTTAACTGCTGCTGTTCTAACGAATTATTATTTGTGTCCTTTAAGTCGTTAAGCTGGTGCATTTTGATACCGAAAAGCGCCGCGATTTGACTTATTGACATTCTTCTAATCTGTTCATACTGTGCGTCTGCCAGAGATAAGTTAATAGGCTGTACGCTAAATCCTGCCGGAACTGTAAATATACGTTTTCCTTTGCTATACAGCCTTCCGAATTTCTCTTGCGTCTTCTTAAGTTCCTTTTCGTCCTTAATATCAGACGTAAGCTGTACTACTAATTTGTTTGTAAGTCCGTTATCAAATAACGAATTAAGGTAATTTTGCGCTTTTATCTGCCCGTCAATCGTGCTTTTTACAATTTCCCTTATCGGCTTCGTGTTGATTCCGTCCATTGTAAAGCCCTTGAATATAAGCAAGTCTTCATAAAAGCCGTAATCTGTCGTACTGCTGCCAGCTACCCGGTAATCTACTAAAACCTTGTGCTTAAGCTTTGATTTCAATAAGCCCTCGTCGTCTATTGTGATTCCTTCCACCGTACAAGGGTACAGCGCTTCTATTTCGCCTTTCCTGTTGTACTGTTTCACAAGTGCGCTTATTCCCTCATGCTGCCTAGTTGCTTCAACCGCCTTCCATAAATCAATAGCCGTCATATACGGGTTAGGTCTAAGGCTTAATAATTCGTTAAGCGGTTCTTCTGTCGCCCTTCTTATCCCTGTTTCTGTATCTTGTACCAGGTAAAGCGGCGTTTTCGCTACAGCTTCCGACAACTGCTTGATACATGTAAAGTATGTAGCTTCCCGCATAGCTGCCGCTGGCTGTTCTGAATCAATACCGAACACTTTTAAAAATAGCTTTTCTTCATCTGTCAGCGTTATATTTTCTGTCCCTTCTTCCCTTTTTTCCAAAAAGTCTAAAAACATTACTTCTTACCACTCCTAACCAGCATAACCGCCGCTGCCAGCATTTCCCCGCTTAATAAATATAGCCCCGCGTGCCTGTTAATATCGTAAGTAACGGCAAACGCAATAACCAGGGCAGCTATTAACAATGCGTCCGCAACTATCAGCCGTAAATTTTTAATTTTCTTTATCTTCTTAAGCATTTTTCGCCTTTCTTACATAGCGTCCAGGTATTCAACCGGGTTATAATGTTCTATTCCGTTTTCTTCGATACAAAGCAATAAGCCCATAAGCATAGCTATTATACCGTCTATCTTAAACTTTGATTTTTTCTTACTGTATTTCACGCCTAACATTTCGTCGTAAACCGCTATACAGTTCTTCGCCATGAACCTAAAGCACTCATTTTCTGCTATGATGATTCTTTCATCTACTAACAGATTTTCAAAATCATTGATTACCTGCGTCATGGTCTTAGTTCCCTGTCCCAGCGGTATAACGTCCCAGCGTTCTTCTAGCCTGTTAATAATAGTTTGGCTTCCCCATTGGTCGAAGCCTATTTGTTCTATCCTGTATGCTTCGTCTAATTCTGTAGCATGGTCTAAGAATCTGTCGAAGTTTATATATTTTCCGTCAAGCGCTATTAAATCGCCTTTCTTTATCCAGTATTCATAAGGGTATTACGGCAGGTGCTGCCTGTACGCTACCGTTTCTTTCGGCGTATACAGATACGGAACAACGATAAAGCGCCCCGTAGTTTCTTCGTAAAATACCAGCACGAAGCCCGTTATATCGTTTTTACTGGATAAATCCAGCCCACCCCAGCACTTCCAGCCCTTAAGTTCTTCCGGGTCTACCTTCTTCGTGCAAGTGTCCCATAAATCCATATTGATAGCGCCTTTTTCATGGTCTAACGCTACATGTTGATTAAGGAACATTCTTCTAAACATGTTTTCTTGAAGCGGCATTAACCTTATACGTTTCGCGTAGTTTGCTAAGTCTTCCAGTTTTCTAAATACGCCTAATGCTGGATTTGATTTATACCATTGTGCTTCATCTTCTACGTTACAATCCTTATCTGCTTCGTAAATCCTGTAGTAAAAGCTAGGGTCGTCCATTTCCCCGGCTTCTATCTTCTTCGCCATTGTATAAAGCTGCATTTCCGGGTTAGCCGGGTCTTCGCCGCTGGAAGCTGTCGTAATCGTCATTATTAACGGTTCGTCCCATGCGCCTTGACCTGTCCTAAGCTTTCCGTACATTTCGTCATTTTTTGCCTGGTGTATTTCGTCCAGGACTGCCACATAATCGTTAAAACTGTCCGCGTTATCCGCGTCCGAAGAAAGTACCATAAGCTTATTACCGTTATCTTTTCTTACAATGGTCTTCGTACTGCTGGTAATCTTACAATACCGTCGTAAAGTCTTATTCGTTTTTATGAAGTGTTCTACTGTCGCGTATAATTCCCCGGCCTGCTTCGTTGTATTTGCTGTCAAAATAAAAAGCGCGCCGAAGATATGACGTTGACAGAAGAACAAATATACAACGATAATAGCCGCTAAAAATGACTTTCCATTTTTTCGCGGTATGTTTATATGTGCTTCTCTGTGCTTGCGCTTGCCGTCGCTTCTGCGTCTTACGCAAAGAATTTCTGTTATAATCTCAAATTGAAATTCTAATAATTCAAAGCTTCGGCTTGCCCCTCTGTCATTCGTCAACTTCGACACGAACTTAAATATTTTCGTCGCTTCTTCTACGTCGTAATAATATTCGTCTGTGTCCCACTTCTTTTGTAACTTCTCCAACCAGGAAGCTAAAAGCAGTTCCCTTTTAATCATGCGCTACCATTCCGTCTAATTCCGGGTCTATACCGTTATCCGACATGCTCCCGGCTTCCTTCATACGCTGCCGCGCTGCCGGGGTTAACCCTAATTCCTTAGCCCATGCCCGCATTTCCGTTTGTGCTTTATTTGCTATGCTTACTTCCGGTCGTTGCTGTTCGTAGCCGTTGTCCCCAACAAGCATACTATAGCCTTTTTCATCTATAATCTGTTCGCACCGCTGCCACTTCGCATAATTGATACAATAGGCTTCCAGTGCTTTTAAGTCCTTGTCTGTAAAATCCTTTCCTTCTGCCGCTAAAATCTTAGCCACTCTGCGCCATTCTTTTTTAGCTGTATCATTTAACCACTTCGGACAAGGTTTAGGCTTATTTTTCTCTTTTTCCTTTTCTTCTTTTGCCATGCTGCCACCTCTTAGACACCCCCCTATAGTAAAAATCGGCTTTTTTTCTCACGCCGACTTGAACTCGGGACTTTTTAAAATCGTTTCAAAACTTTTATAACCCCCCGTCAAGAACGAACTCCCTATAGAATCGTTCTAACATAGCGTATAAAATCATTTGCATTTTTCTTTTTGCCTTATAGCTGCGTTCATACTCTGTATGTATGCGCCTATGGTTTGCTTCGCTTAGTCCTATGACGTTCGCCGCGTCCAACCTTCTTCCCCAGGTTTCCGTTATCTCTTGTATGTGGTGGTAGTTCTCTGCTGCTACTATCTTTCCTGTTGTGTAGTATTCGTATATATCTATTCCTAATTGTTCTGCTGCCCTGGCTGCTCTGAATAGTTCCCAGGCTTTGCTATTATAAAACTGCTGCCGCCTGGCTTCTTCTTCGTCCCTCATGCGCCGCTGCTTGTATTCCCTGTACTTCTTCCTGTCTGTGTCCCTGTGCTTACTACAGTACTTAACCCCAGCTTCTACTACCTTGTGGCAGCCCGGATAGCTGCATAACTTCTTTATCAACTGCTACCCTTCTTTCTTTTGTGCGCCGCCCTGGATTTCATGCGGCGCGGGAGGTTTAGGACAAACAAAAAAGAAGAACCAGGCAAGGGGATAGTTACCCTTACCTAATTCTTCTTGTGTTTGTGCCTTTATATTACCATAAAGTTTTTAAAGTTTCAATCGTTTTTCTTTGATTTATCCGCACAGTTTTTAAAGATTTTGTACAGTTTAAAAGGGCTACCAGCCTTAGCCGATAGCCCTTATATTTAAAGTGCCAGCTTATATAACGCAAGTTGATTAAGGCTTACGCCTTCTTTGTCTGCTTCAATAGCTAACCGCTGATGTAAAGACTTCGGCAGCCTTACCACAAACTTTCCGCTATAACTATCTGCTGTTTCCGGGACGGGAATAGGTAAGTTATTTTCTAACTTGACTTCTATATATCCTTCCATAGCTTCGTTAAGGCTTTCGTACAATTCTTCCAACGTATCGCCTGTACTTTGGCAGCCGTCCAGTTCTAAAATTCTCCCGTAAAAATAATGTCCGCTTTCGTCGTTCATTTCCTGCACTAATCTTGTATACGGTAACTTCATATAGTCCTTAACTTCCATTGCTTACGCTCCTTCCTTGTCTTAATTATATTATATCCAGGTTAGGGGATTTACTCCCCTATCCTGTTAAGAATATCCACTACATACGCTTTCTTTAACGGGCTTTCCTGTTTGATTGTCGTTAGGTCGCCTGTTTCTTTGTTTAAATACTGCTTGTGGCTTCCCTTCTGTCTTACCGCTTCATAACCGTAAGCCCTTAATACCTTATCAGCTTCTTCCGGGCGTATTCCGTTAGGCTGCCGCTTCATCTTGTCAATTATCTTTTCTACGCTTGGCACTTGCTACACTCCTTTCTTGATATTATAGTACTATATTTAGTACTATTTGTCAATGCTTTTTTCAATGTTTCTTAATCTTTCTTTTCGCCGGAAGCCCATGCAATCGCCGCCAGTTATTAGGCTTGTCCTTATTCGCCGCTAACAACTGCTGCCGCCTTCGGCTTCTTTCCAACTGCTGCCGCTTGTCCCTTATGGACTGCTGCCGCGCCGTTTTCTTTATCAGCCGCTTTAATTCCGGGTCTGTCATTACGTCGCTTAAGCTGCTATATAGTTCCTGGAAAGTTTTTACGATAGGCTTAAAAGCTTTCGCTATCGCTATTGCCAGGTTCTTAAACGCTTCTGTAATCTCGTCCCATTGTTGCGCCGTTCCCGTCCATTCTCCCGGTATTTCTTTCATTATTCCCGCTTCCCTTCTATTACTTCCAGGTTAATAGGCTCTATCATATCTTCCAGGAACACATAATAGGGCTTCTTATTCCCCGGCGCTGCTTTAAGGTTTATGTATCGAAAATGTACGAAGTAAGCTAATATATCCATATCCGGCAGCGTCCGTATTTCCTTTACTGTCCCTATTTTCCCCAGGATATGCTTAATATGCTTCTGCTTTACGCCCACTTCCTTAAGCCTGGCTTCTGTGCATATTACCCGTACCTTTTGCCCTTTCTTTATTTCCATTTGCTTATACCTCTACCTTTACCGTAATGTTTTATAGTTCTGTATGTGCGATACCCGAAACAAGCAACTTTTACTTACATTCGCGCCCTTTTCCGTTACAAAATAATAATTTTTCGGAAGGTATAAGTTAGGGTCGTTCTTAAAATCACTTTCCCCTGTTTTTCTTAAAACTCCTGTAATTTCCGTTCCGTCAAATAGTCTTAATTCTACTTCTCTGCCTAAATCTCTTTCTAACTGCTCTCTTGTCATTTCTCCCCGCCCTTTCTTGCTGCCAGTTCACAGTTAATCACAATTTCCTGTAATGCGTAAAAATCGTCTTCGCTGATATATTCCCTAAGCTGGAATAAATCAGCCGTAAGGATTCCCGTAGCTTCTGCTATATCTAATTCTTCTTCAACTGCTGCCGCCTGGCTTTCATCTGCTGCCGCTTCTGGCTCATTCATAGCCCCCGCAAGCCCTGTAATTTCCTGGGTTTTCTGCTGCTTCTTAGTGTCAATTTCTGACACCTTCTTAGCCGTTTTCCTTATAGTGTTCTTAAGCGTTTCCAGGATTCCAAAATATCCAGCTTCTAACATAGCTTCCAGCAGTTCCATTAAATCGTAGTCCCTAAGATATTCTTTATACTGCTTATCCTTACTTTCCACATTGAAGCCGCGATTATCAAAATACGCCGTATACTTTGAAATCGTAGCTTGCCTTTCCTGGTGTGTATCTGCCGCCTTCACCATAACAAAGCTTCTTTCTATAGTTCTCAATGATGTTAAGTAGCGCGTTAATTCCCCTACTGCCCTTATAGCTTTCTATGAAGTCCTGGCTAAATGCGCCCGAATGAAGAATAGCGGTAATATAACAGCTATAAGGAAGTCCCATAGTGGTATAGTTCGGATTTAACGCCCCGTCAACCTTAAAATGCGCCGTATCGGTCTTTATGCTTACCCCGCCTGTTACTTCCGGGTATTCGTCTAAATCCTGCTGCCCCTCTACCTGTTCTTCCGGCTCCGATTCCGTAACCGGGTATAACTCATTAACCAACTGTACGAAGCGCCCCCAGGTTATTTCCTCTGCACTTTCCAATTTTACACCGCGTAAGCTGCATTGCCAGTCAACGCCGCCGCTGTCCCCGCCAGCGTGACACCTTCCTAAATGTTCTATAAGCAGTTCCTTAAGCTTGCTTCTGTCCCCGTCGTATTTCTTCGCGTGCGCTTCATAAAACTTCTTGACTGCGGCCGCTGTAGGCTCTTTCTTCTGCCGTTCCTGTTCTACCATTTGCTTAACTTCGCCGCTTAACATTTCCCTGGAAGCGATAACCTCTTTTTGCTTGTCTTCCGGCAGCCTGGACGTTTCGTAAGCTGTCGTAAAGTTTATATCGCCATTCTTAAAGGCTTCCTTGCCTTCTTCACACAGATTATTAGTGATACTTTCCATTTGTGCCATTTTGCCCGTAGATACGCCGATAGCGTCCGCTATGTAATCTCTCATTTTCCCGGTTATCTCCACTTCCCCGGCTTCCCTGGCTGCAATCAGATACTTTTTAAACTCTGCTACACCTTCGGTTAATTCCCAATCGCTTAAGCGTCTGTTAAAGATATTTGCACTATGCAGAGTAAGCATAAACATAGCTTCGGTCATTTCCTTAACCTTGCAATCTATCAGCTTAAAGCTATCATGCCCGCGCTGTATGTTAAGGACTGCTGCCGCTGTCCGCCTATGCCCTACTATAATTCTGTCTTGTCCCTCTACCCGCCCTACTATTACTTCCTGTAGTTGCCCGACAAGTAGCATATTGTCCGCCAGTTCTTCTATATCGTCCTGGGCGTACTTATTGCGTTCGCTTGGTATCAATGTGCGCGGGTCTAACTTAACCTTCCTGTATTCATCTGTAAATATAATGCCCTGTTTACTGTTTGCGTTCAGCCTGTCGCCTATTCCTAATCTACCCATTGTTTACCTTCCTTTCGTCAAGTCCATATATTCTAATACCAGGCTCTTATAGTCCCTTGTTGCCGCGCTCCTGGGTGTTACTTCTATAAGGCTCTTTCCCTTCTCATACGTCCAGGCATTAACCTTTTTACTATAGCGGATATGAGTAGTAAAGGTACTGTATTCGCTTTTCTGTAAAGCTTCTTCACCCTTTACTACTTCTATATCGTTTGTAAACATTGTTACCAGGCATTTAACCAGGGATAAACCAGGGTTATAGGCTCTTACTTCTTCTATTACCTCTGTCAGTTCTTCCATACCGTCTAAAGCGTTCTTATCTGCTTTAATCGGTATAATAACGTCATTCGCTGCTACCAGGGCGTTAAGTACATTGATTCCCACGCCTGGCGGACAGTCGATAAAGCAATAGTCGTAACGGTCTTCCACCTGTTCTAAGACTTCCTTAAGCCTTGTCATTTGGTTAGCTTCCCGGTCTAACATAAGGTCAACTGCTGCCGCGTCCATATTCATATTAGCCGGGATAATATCTAACCCGTAGCGCCCGCTGCTTCTTATAACGTCTTCCGCTATCGTCCATTCGTCCCTTAATACGTTTTCCATGCTCTTATAATCGTAGCTGTGTACGCTAAAGAATTTGCTTACGTTTGCCTGTATATCGTTATCTACCAGCAAAACGCGCTTTTTATGTACTTTTGCCATAATCAAGGCCATGTTAATAGCTGTTGCGCTTTTCCCTACACCGCCTTTTAAATTTACAACTGCTGCCGTTCTCATATTCCGCTACCGTCCTTTCCTCTAATATTCTTCTATTCCTAAAATGCAGTACCCCGGTTCTATTCCCGGATAATCAGACAGAAAATAAATAATACTTGTCCTTAATTCCCGTCCTGTTAATTCCGCCGCTTCTTTGTCGTATTCCCTTAATACTATATCGTCGCCCGCCTGGTAGTCCCTATCATTCTTTCTAATCTCAAACGACTTATAGCCCTCTGCCACATCATTAAAAAATTCTGTTTCGCACTTTACATAGTGTACCTTTGTCGGCTCTGCTAAATCGCTTCCCAAAAACAGCCACTTTCTAAGCCATTCTAAAAGCCTTACCGTCCATGATTTTACTTTTAACTTATCCATTCCTAAACCTTCCTTTCTGCGGCAGCAGTCTTAAAGGCTCTGCCGCTGGTGTGTAATTTACTGTTGTGTTCGTGATATACTATTCCTTGTTTTGCCAGTCCCTTAAGGCGGTTTTATCTTTGGACTATTCTTTTCTTCCCAGGCAGCCCGTATTATTACAGGTTCTACAGTCCGCCCCACAAAAGCCTATAAAACGCTTTTCGTTTACCTTATCCGTAAGTTTTGCCTTCTCTGCCGGGTATGTATCGCTTTTAATATCCAGGCTGCCTATATTTCCTTCCAGGTAAGCCGTAATTACTTCTATGGCCGCGTCTGAACCATACACAATAACCGCTTTTCCGCCGATTCCGTTAATTGTGTCTATAAAGGCTAATTGTTCTTCTGTTGCCTTATTGCTGCCTACCTTTAATTCGATATATAGGTTATTAAATCCGCCTGCCGCATACGGTAAGCAAATATCACTAACCCCCGGCTTCATTCCCTGGCGTTTCAGATTCGCCCCGGCCGCCCGGCTTCGCTTCCCTTCATTCGCTGCGTGATACATGGATTTTAACGCCGGGTGTTTTGACTGCTGCCAGCGCGCCCAGTCAAAAATAGCGGCTTGTGCTTGTCCTTCCGTTTCTTTCGTCTGTATCAATCGTCTTTGCCCCTTCCTGTTATCTTCTCTGCCAGCATGAGAATATACAACGGGATAACCAAAAACCATACAAAGCTAAGAAGTACCGACGCTAAAAGCGCCCTCCCGAATAAGTCCAGCGTGTCCGGCTCTGTATAGTCCCTTTCTTCCCTTTCGTCCTCATGTATCGCCCATATAATTAGCGGCGGCGTAATTATCATGCAGACTAAATAACCTACTGTATACACCACAAGGACTATAAGTAACGCCCTACTCATGCTCTGCCGCCCGGCCTTCCTGGGCTGCTACCGCGTCTTCCTTCATCTGCTGCCGCGCCCGTTCCGGCGCTGCTGCAATATGTACGCCTACGGCTTTCGTGATTTCGTCCGCTACTTCCTGGGTAAATGCGCCGGATTCTACACGCTGCTTTAATACTGCGTCTAATCCCTGTCCCGATAAAGCAATACCGTTAACTAAGCCTTCTTCGTACCCGTTGTCATAGCTTCTATCCGTTACCCTGGTTAAGTAGCCGTCTAACTCTTTGGTACTCATACGCTTAATGCGCCTTGCTGTGTCCCTGTCGATTCCTAAAGTTTTTCCCATTCTAATTCTGTTTCCTTCCATGTCTGATTGATTCTAACGAACGTATAAGTAAAGAATGTGTAGCCCGTCTTTTCGTGTATGCCTTCCTGTACGCTATCGCCGTCCAGGTAGTAGGACGCTTCCAGCTTCTTAGGCAGCCGGGCTATTCTGTTGTACCAACCCTTATCTTTTATAGGCTCTTTTCTTATAATCGTCGGTTTTCTTAAGTTCTTAGAACTATTCCAGCGCTTCCCTTGCAATGCGTCCGGGTCTTTTAACATTCCGTCGCTTTGCTTTATCAGATACGAAGCTAACTTAGCATACTGCCCGGTATCGTCCAGGGGGTTAAAGTGTGTCCGTCCTCTGCCCTTCCAGGCTTTCGTTATTGCACGCTGGCTTACTTCGTCTGGTGTATTTATAACTAAGTGATGATGTAACGCGCCCTTCTTGCCGATTTCCATAACGTGTATATATTTGAATACCAGCCCCAGGGATTTATACAGCTTCCGCATTTCTTTTAAAAAGTCGTCCGCGTCCGCCCTCATACCTTCCCGCCCCGCTGGGCGTTCACTCAACTTATAGTCAAGTACTAAGTGCGTGTCCCCTTCCTGGAAGTTCTCGTTAATCAGTCTTCTTAGCTTTTTTTCTGCTGCTCTTTTGTTTACCTTCTTTTGTTCCTCTGTTGTTAAACTCCTTCGCTTCCCCCTTCCTTTACCCTTCTTGTTAAATCTGCTGCTATAGTACTTCGATACCTCTACAGTACTTCCAGCCCTCACTATTTCGATTATGTACGGCATAGTTACCCACCCTATCGTTAATACTTTTATCAAGCCATAAAAGGGGCGGAAACCCCTTGAAAAATAAGCTTTTTTCGTTGACTTCCGCCGTACATTTTGCTATACTATTCTTGTGAGTAAGTACAGCAAAGTGTACGGCAAAGCCGCTAGGTTATTTCCCGATAATCTAGCGGCTAACTTTTTGTCTTTTTGGCTGTCTTCGGGTGTGTATGTTCTCATATCTGCCGTTAGGCTGATACTTCGGTTATCTTCTGTAATTCGTACTTGTTTACGGACAGTTCTAAGCACGTTCTAGGCTCTTTTTCCCCGTCCCCTAAGTCTTTGATATATTCGCGGCTCTGTAAGCGCCCTATAGCTTCGATACAGTCCCCAACATGCAATTTTTCTTTTGCCCTGGTCGCCGTACCGTTCCACATGATAGAAGGTATGTAGTCGCTTACCCTGCTTCCGTCTTCCCTGTTAACCGCTAATGTCACATCTGCTATAAGTAATCCGCGCGGCGTTGTCCTTATCGGTACTTCCTTGCATATATGCCCGGTTACTATTACCTGGTTCGTTATCCCCTTGTAATCGTCGTCTTCCCGGATAGATAACGCCCTTACTGATACGTCTAACTTGTCCTTAATGTTCCTTGTGCGTATTTCCCCGGTAACAAGAAGCTGTGCGCCTACGATTTCCCCGGCTTCGTCAATGTCCGCCAGGGCGTTATAGGCTGGTGTATCTTCTTCTACCACAATAGGCAGAATATCA